GCTGTACTCTTGGAAAACCAAGCAAAACAGTTAATCGATGAAGCTTCTAATGTAGGAACCTCAGCAAATCAAGAACAGTGGAGCGGTGTTGCTCTACCATTAGTTCGTAGAATTTTTGCTGAACTATCCGCGCAGGAATTCGTTTCTGTACAACCTATGAACCTACCGTCTGGTCTAATTTTCTATTTAGACTTCAAATATGGTTCAACACAACAGAGTGGTGCTATACAAACCAAAGGTGCAGACATCTATGGTGATACATCTAGCTCTGGTGACCCAGCAGGTGGCCTTTATGGTGCCGGCAAATGGGGTTACTCAATCAATGACGTCAGTGCTACTGTCGGATATACATCCACAACAGCTTCTATGGCAGATGTAAGATTTGATCCAAATCTTTCTGCTTCAGCTGCTGCTGAGGGATTAAACAAGATAGAAATCTCTGGCTCACAGTTAACTAATCCAGATTTAGAAGGTGTTAAAGCTTTCGCAATCACTGGATCAGGTACACATGCATTAACAGCATTTTATCCTGCTTTTACATCTTATGATGCAAGCACTGATAAAATTCATCTTATTGTTGATGCAGCTGTTGCACTTAGTGCATCAGGTGGTGATATACACATTGCATATCACAAACAACCAACCGACATCACACGTGGCGACTTCGAAGCTGCATCTGCTGCTGAAGGATCTAATCCTGAAGAATCAAATGCTGGCATACCAGAAGTTGACATACAGATGCGTTCAATTGCTATTACTGCTAAAACACGTAAGTTAAAAGCTGTTTGGACTCCTGAGTTAGCTCAAGATCTTAACGCTTATCACGCTGTTGATGCTGAAGCTGAATTGACATCTATGTTGTCTGAGTACGTGACAATGGAAGTTGATCTTGAGATTATTGACATGTTAAAAGTTAATGCTTCTGCAAAAACTGAATACTGGTCAGCTCAAGTTGGTATGGATTGGAATGGTTCCGCTTTTGAAGCAACTGCTGCTAATGCAAGTGCTTATACAAAAGGCGAATGGTTCCAAACTCTTGGTAACAAGATACAGTCAGTATCTAATGCAATCCACAAGAAGACACTTCGTGGTGGAGCAAACTTCATTGTCGTAAGCCCTGAAGTTGCTACAATCCTCGAATCAATTCCTGGATTTGCTACAGATGCAGATGGTGATCCTTCTAAAACCTACGCAATGGGTGTTCAGAAGATTGGTGCTCTTAATAATCGTTTCAACGTTTATAAGAACCCATATCTACAGGACGATCAAATCCTTGCTGGATTTAGAGGCGCTCAGTTCCTAGAAACAGGTGCTGTGTATGCTCCATACGTTCCGTTGATCTTAACACCAGTTGTTTATGATCCAACAAACTTCACACCTCGTAGAGGCGTGATGACAAGATACGCGAAGAAGATGGTTAGACCAGAATTCTACGGTCTTGTTAACGTTGCTAAATCTGATCTTGTGTAAACTAGATTAATTTAGAACATCATATAAAAGGGCTCCTAATTTTTTTGGGAGCCCTTTTTTTATTTCCTCCAATATTGTTCAAATCTTGATATTTATAAATGAAACGTTTCTAACTGGAGAATGTAATGTCAGTAACAATTTGGGAAGGTAGTAGCACTTTCGGTGCAGGCCAAACTCCTTACGGTTTTTATGACACAGATAGCGAATTTACATCTTCTGCTGATAATTTTGCAGATTGGGCAGCAAGAAGATTAGGTTACCCTATTATTGATGTAGAATTACAATCAGGTTCTTTTTACGCATGTTTTGAAGAGTCTGTTACAGAATATTCTGCGCAAGTCAACCAATATAATATAAGAGATAATTTATTACACTTACAAGGACAGTCTACTGGTTCCAGCCTGACAGGTAAAAGAGTAACACCTACATTAGGAAGAGCAGTATTTTTAAGTCAACAATACGGCACAGAAGCTGGTGTTGGTGGCTATGTTGATTATAAAAAAGGAAGTATTAATATAACTAGCGGTAGCCAAGAGTATGACCTTAATACATTATACGCTGCAGTTTCAGAATCAGGTGCAATTGAAATAAAGAAGATATATCATGAAGCAGCACCAGCAGTAAACAAATTTTTTGATCCATATTCAACATCAGGATACGGAACAGCAAATTTTATAGATGGGTTTGGTTTTGGAGACTATTCGCCAGCAGTATCATTTGTTTTAATGCCAGTATTTGAAGATCTATTAAGAATGCAAGCAATAGAATTTAATGATCAAATAAGGAAGTCAGCCTACTCATTTAAATTAATTAACAATAAACTTACAGTCTTTCCAATACCGGAGAAGAACACAAGACTTTATTTTGACTATGTGCTCACTGCAGAAAGAGACAACGTATTGACAATGCCATCAGGCTCAGATCCAAATCCAATATCAGACTATTCAAATGCACCGTATGATAATATGAAGTATCAGTATATTAATGATGTTGGCAAGCAATGGATAAGAAAATATGGGTTAGCACTCACAAAAGAATTATTAGGAACAATCAGAAGTAAGTTTGGAACAGTACCAATACCTAACTCTGAAGTCACTATGGATGGAGACACATTAAGAGCAGAAGCGACAGCTGAAAAAGAAGCATTAATACAGCAGCTCAGAGAAAATCTAGAGCAGACTAGCAGGAAAATGATGATGGAGGCAGATAGTGAAGAAAGCACTAGGCTGCAAGAGAAGCTCAATAAAGTTCCCCTAAACATTTATATAGGATAATAAAATGGCAGGTCGGTTTATAAGATCAAAAGATTTAGAGTTTTTTGATACTGTCAATAAAGAATTGTTAGGCAATCCACAGACAGATAAGTCTGGTATCATAAATCAAGAAGTAGTAGTGTATAAAGTTTCGGTTTACGAGACAGAGACAAATTTATATGGTGAAGCATCTTCAGGGAAACGTTACCAAAATGGTGTTAAGCTGACATGTCTTGTAACTGCAGACGATTTTGATTTTGAAACAAATGAATTTGGACCTAGTGCTAATCAAAACGCTAGTTTCGCCTTCTTAAGACAACAGTTAGAGGACGCCAGTTATGTACCTGATATAGGAGACGTAATTGAGTGGAATTATGCTTTCTTTGAGATTGCCACAATAAATGAAAATCAGTTACTAGCAGGAATGCAAGAAAATAATCATTCAGTTGTTTGTAGCGCATTTCTTGCAGATCCAACAAAAGTTGGTTTAAAAAGAAGTAGAGGGTATTAATGGCTGAAAAACCAACAATAGTAGAAAATAATAGAGGAAGACAAGTATCGCGTTTAGGCGACAAGACAAAAAGTGTGTCAGTCGGCTTAATGGATATGGACTCTGCCATATTCTATTATTTTGAAAATGTAATTAAACCTTACATTGAAGAAAATGGAGAGCAAGTAAAAGTACCTATAATATATGCAAATCCAGAAAGATGGGCAGCTGTACAAAAACAAGGATTTGTTAGAGACCAAAAAAAGAAAGTAATGGCGCCAATAATAGCTTTCAGGCGTACAGGGTTTCAAAAAGATACAACTATTCCTGTTGATAAAATAGATCCAATGGATCCAAAATTACACCTTCATTATGAGAGCCAATATTCAAAAGCAAACAGATATGATAAGTTAACCGCATTAAGAGGTCTTACACCTAAAAAAGAGATATTCTCTGTAGCAGTTCCTGACTATGTAGAATTAAGTTATGATTTTATAATTTGGACAAATTTTACAGATCATATGAATCATATTGTAGAAAAGATTAATTGGTCTGAAGGTTCATACTGGGGTGATCCTGGAAAATTTAGATTTAGAACAAAGATTGATAACTATTCAGACGCAAGTGAATATGAAGGCTCTACAAGAAAAATAAAGACTACATTTTCATTAACACTAAACGGTTATTTATTACCTGATGAATATCCACCAACTGCAGTTAATACAGAAAAATTTATAACACCAAAACAAATAGTTTTAAATGACAGTACTGATGTAAACATATCAGCAATTTCAGGTATTGATGAAGACGGTGCAAAAACAGTCACTGTAATAAATAATATTGCAAAAGGTGGAGGAGGTGGCGGAGGTTCTGTTCAACCCCTTACAATAGAATCTGGACAAAATATGAGCTTTAACACTCTCGTATTTGGTGGCTCTGACGCAGAAACAATAACCATAGCAGGATCATCAACCCCAACGTTTACAATTGTAAGCGGCTCAGTATTCTCAGGATCATTTGTAGGTGATGGCTCACTTCTTACTGGTATGACATCAGGTATTTTTCAGCTGACCG